AGACTGGAATACCGTACAAAGAAGCACGAGGTGTCTTGGCTGTCGGGTCATTGACGGGTGAGTTCACTGCCAAAGAGAACTTGTCAATGTTTTGGATTTGCTTCCAAAATACTGATGGGTGCAGGAAAAACGCAACATCGGTAGATGTATCAATGCCTACCGATTCAAGAGCGGAAATTGCCGCGCGAATGTCGCTATCGGCTAAAGCCGCAGTTGATGCACCAACTACTGTGGAGAAACCTTGGAATAAGCTCGCTAGAGCTACTTCCAGTTTCTTGGCCATCGTGTAGCCGGAACTCTTAGCATATCTCTCTTGGAGATAATAAGAGTGTTTTACCTGTGCCGCCTCGCGGTCTTCAATCGCGAAGCTAACTTCATACCACTGGTCTACGGTTAGAGTAATTTTCGTGTCCGTAGGAGCGTTCAAAGTTACGGCTGTTGCGTTTGTTTTGGCGTTTGCGCCAAATTCCGTCAGGTTTGGAGTGTAGAGCGCAGAACCTCCACCTGCTAATTCTGAAGAGCGGTCTACGAAGAAGTCCGCTATTAGAAGTTTCAGCTTGAAGAATTCATTGATTTTCTCGCCCCAAAGTACTTTTTGTTACTATTCCTCTCGGAACGCCTAGTGCATTTCTGCTAGGTCAATGTTTTTATTTATAGACATTGGTCAGACCATTGCATACCCCTTCGGGTTCTCATCGCTTGGTCGTTGCAAGTCCTCGTTGATTAAGAATTTTTAACTGATTATATATTTTGGTTCTAACCTTATTCACTTTCTTACGATTAGCATTGGTTATTTCAACTTGCGTTTCTTCAAGTTTAATTATCAGTTCCGCTTGTTTTCTTTTAACAATCAGATAAGGAAGCAGTTTTTTAGCTATTGGGATAACTCGTTTCATACCTCTAAACTCAAGTGATATTACAGGATTAGCGTTAAATTGTCCCCGTTTCTCCCAATACTTCTTCTTGCTCTTCCAAAAGATACCGTAACCTATAAATTTACAGATTTCAGTTAGAACTTCTTTATGTTTGGCAACTTGAGATATTTTTAGAACTGGAGTGTAGTAATAACCATTATAATTCGGTCTCCTCTTTTTAATACGAGGCGGATCCATTTTTCTTACTACTCCAAAATATCCCTCGCCATCTACAAAGCCAGCTATATATTCAGGTGTTATCATACACAACTAGTGTATCATAAACATTCTTAATTTTCAAGGTTCTTGAGCGTTGCCCTGTCGGGTTTTCGCCATTGATTAGACAAGATTTTAATTCCCCTACTATGTTAAGGGAATGGAACTGGCTAGCGTGGTGCTAGTCATTGACGTGGTCGGATATGCCATATATTTTCGACTAACACATTATGTTTTTAATGTTAGCTGTTAAATACCCATAACTTTCTTAAATGCTTTTTCATGTTCCTCGCGGGACATATCTGGTTTGATTAAGGTATCATCTTCCGATTCACCTGAACCTTTTGAAGCACCGAGTTTAGCTTTTTCCTTCTTTTCTTTTTCTTTCAGCGTCGCCTGATAAGAGAGGAATAGAGGGTCTTTGATTGCCTCTTGCAGAGTTATATCTGCACCTTTGGCAATAACTTTCGCCTTTTCGATTTCTTCATCTGATAGTCCACGAGCAATTAGTTTTAGCTCTTCTGAAAGTTGTGGGTCATTTGTAACGGGAGGATTAGCTTTGAGGGCTTTTAACTCCTCTTCAGCTTTTCTAGCTCTAGCGGTTAAATCAGATTTTGCTTTAAGGGCAGCATCTAACTTTTCTTGTAAAGCCACAGTGTCTTCCTGTTCACTGGTTTCGTTGCTATTGGTAGCTTCAACAACCTCTGTGTTTGTGTCCACAGCGACATCTTGCGCTTCATCAGCCATAGATATTTGATGGTTTGTGCCTCTCATCGGGCGATAGTCGGTTTATGCAGAGCCGATTTGCGGTTAAATGGGTTTATTGACATCATTGGTCTAAACTGTTCCAGTAGTTTCAGTACCTACTACCGGCTCTGGTGTTGGTTCTGTCTTTTTTTCTTCGTCCATAAAATTATTATTACTTATTTATAATCACGACCTATCTTATTTGCGTTTCATTCTTCGATTAAGCCCCAGTTTGCCTCTTGTAGCGTGAAATTGGGTAATACCTTTAGCGATTGCGCCCACATTATAACTAAAGTTGCGAATGGACGGTCCTTTAGTGGTAGCTGGCAATCCCGCGCTTGGCGAAGCCCAAAATTCTTTAGTGAAGTTACTTACTTTTTTTCTCATTTTATCTAGCTCCGTTAATTTGTTCTTTCTCCTTGACCTTGGGAGAAAATAATAATTCTAAATTGTCAAAAGCTTTGTCTATCACCTCTTTGGCATCCGCAACCGCATAAGGTTCTTCTCTATCCATTAACATCCGCACCGCTTCATCTTTTAAGTATTGTATCAGATATTCGTGGACATTATTTTTGGTATCAGTGTCGTAGTAAAACTCCTGAAGACTTTTCATTGTGGTAATGGATTAGCTTGCAAGGACATTGGACTTGGTATAGGTTTTTGAGTTTGCATCATTTGATTCTGTTGCATCGTTTCGGCGTCTTTCTTTGCCTTTTCATTGATTGCTCCAGTAATAGATATAGGTGAAATTCCCGCCCCCGAAAGCTCGATAATTCTAGTTAATAGTTGTGAGGCCACTGGGTCTTGCGAAAGATTAGGATTAGATGCGTAAGTGATCAATATATTATTCAAACTTTCTAGTGTAGCCGCTTTATTTCTCTGTTCACCAGTGATATTAACTGTTACTTTAGCTTTAAGATTTCTGTAAAAGTCCTTTGGTATTTTGATGAATCTTTGCGACTTGGTTTGTTTGATAAATGTGTCATAATTCTCTATCCAGCTATCGTATTCTTCTTGCGTAACCATTTTATTAGAAAGTATTTCCTCAATAGCCCGTTGATTAGCTTCTTTGGCGGTGAATTTATTATCTATTTCCTTTAGTTCTTCGGGAGAAAAATCGTACGCAAGTATATGCTCTCGGTTTAACCTTGTAGATAGATAGGGCATAACCCAATCTTCTATTATTTCTGTGATAAAAATACCAAGCTCTTGCTGTAATGTTTTGAACACACTATTAGATTGTTGTAAAACAGTTGCTTGCAATCTAAACGGAGTGCCACTAGGCGGAGTTTCACCTCTTTGCGCCGCATAAGCTGATGTGGTTTTCTCTAACTGGTCGTACCATTGAGTGATTAAGAGTCCATATTGATTAAGTCCACCACTAGGTAAGAGATTAAGGGCTTCTATGGGCTTACCTTCTTCGGTTTCTAGTATCGTTCCATCGTCAGTTTCTGTTAAGAGATTTCTACCTTTGAGTTTCTTTGAAGCGGTTTGTCCAATTACTTTAGTAGTGTATTCCATTGCTCTGTATTGCTTCAGCACCGCATCGTTAGTCCATACTTGCGCTTCCTCACCTTCTTCCATCACACCAACACCGAAACTTCTCCCAGCTTTTGGTTTCCTTGCCAAATATTTATATACCCTCTCCGTGTCATCTTCGCAATAAAGTTTCTCATAGGTTTCATAGTTATCAGTCTTGCCACTTTCAACAGGATTGCCAGCAATGTAGTAAAGTTGGTAACTGAATTTCTTTTCATCTTTTGAAGTATATTTTTCACCTATCGCATCCTTGTAAGTGGCATAACTAAACTCGCCTCGTATCTCATAAATTGGCACACGCTTGCTTGAACCACTATTCTTCAATTTATCTATCACTTTATCTACATTATCCCATTCGGTCATTTTAGAAAGTTCATTAGCAGTCATCCAGTGTGTCTCCACTATCGCTCCATTGATTATATTTACTTGGTCGGTTAAAGTGTTTTTCCATTCAGGCAACTCCAAAGTAAGTTCTTTGTCTTTCATTACTTTCTTAACTAACAGAGAACCGTAGCGAGTGTGCATATCTCGCATATCGTTTAGAGTTTTGGCGAAGTTTGTTTCTTTCATCCAAACATAAATATCTTTTGAAAGAAGCCAACTCTCTAAATAATGATTAGCGTCATCGGAGGTTATTTGAATATCTTTAGTATCAATATCTTTAGCGGAATTTTCTACATCACAGATTGCATTTAGTATTTGGAAGAAAGGTTTTTCACGTCCTAATTCGTCTTTCTGTCCGTTTAGGTACTTTGAGTTGTTATAAAACTCTATCGTGCGGATTTGTTTCTTTTGAGAAAATACCAAACCTTCTACCAAATCTATGGTCTTATCATAATTACTTTTTGTCAAACTCAACTCCTGTTTTATATTCAACATTTATTTTTTATAGTTATTAGGAAAGTTATTATTTAGTATATCATACTTTCTATGACAAGAAGTGCACAACCTAATATAATCTTCTAAAACTCTACGATAAGTGTGGTTTATGTTCGCCCAATCATATCTTTTCGCAGTCGTTGTTCCACATATCTCGCAAACACTTGGCTTCCCTTTCCATTTTACTATCCATCTATGAACACCAGAATAACCAACTTCATCTCCTAGCCAATTTCTATGATTATCCTCAAATCCGTGCGCAATGCTCATTTTCCTTTTTGTTTCGTCAGATGCTTTTTTACCAATATGTCCTTCTGATATTTTCTTTTTAGCTTCGTCGGAAACAATCCTTCCTTTTTGTGCTAAACTCATCTTTCGTTTAGCTTCCTCAGTATGTTTCCATCCTGTTTCTCTTTTGCGTCCCCTATTAGCTAAACCAATTTTTCTTTTAGTTTCTTCGGAGTGTTTTGGTCTATTTATGTGTGGATATACTCCTACTGGCATTTCACTATTATAACATACTATCTACTGCTTTTTTTGCTATTTCTATGCTTAGATTCCATTCGTTCTAACTTTTCTATACTATCAATTTCGTCATTAAAAGGGTTATCTTTAGGAAAATATATTTCTTTAATAAGTCTATATTCTTCAGGATCATTTAAAGTTGGTCTCATCGCGTTTGTATCTGGAGATTTCTTAATCGTGATAACATTCTATCAGCTTTTTCAGCTTCCATGTCTAATCCTACATTCTTCATCATAATTACGTAGCGCAAGGCGTCAAGTAAATGGTCATTAGCTTTCACAGGATTTTCATTCTCATTCCTGTCGCCTTTCTCATCATCGTAAGAGTACATTTCTAACTCTGCAATTAAGTTGACGCACTTCTTGTTTATCATCAGCTTGCCTGTAACAAATGCTTCCTTAACTTTATTTATCCCAGTGATGATACTTCCTTTCCCCTTGACAACTTCTCGCACGTTTATATTTCTTTGTTTAAGTTCTTCTATGCCACCCTGATTCTCTGGGTCGGGATAAACTTCGTCAAACTTATTTCCTTTTACATAATCCGCTATCACCGCGTCCGTTCTCTCTCGCTTATACCATTCATCTTCTACCCAAAATTTCTCTTTGGCAAAGTAAATGTTTAACACTCCCGCAGGGTTTCTAAATCCAAAGTCCACGCCGCCTAGTTTCTCATAAGTATTCTCCGGTAATGTTTCGTATAAATGTTTCTCTCTGCTAAATTCTTTGTAAACCAATCCTTGAGTTTTCTGAAAGCTCGCCATGTATTCCTGTTCAAATCTTTCTAGGGGAAGCGTAGCTTTAGCATTGTCTATTTCCTCCTTCGGCACAAATGGATTGTCGTAGCTTGTGAAATGAAAACTCTTATAGTCTTTGTCTTTCAACTCTTCATTGAATAAATCATAGAAGTGATTAAAACCTTTCGGAGTAGAAACAAACATAGTCCCGCCTTTTGTATCTGTTAGTGTTGGTCGTAATACTTCCTGCCAACCAGTCCAAAAGTTTCTCATTGAAGCTACCTCGTCTAGGATAATGAAATCAAACGCTTGTCCTCGTAAGTTCTCTATGGCTTCCCAACCTCTTAAAAAGATTAGACTCTCCGTGTTATCTTGTGTCTTGACTGTAAACTCTAAACTTGGCGCTTCTTTTACTTTTAACAGAATAGGTTGCAGTTCTTTCTTTAACATTGCAAAAGCAATATCTCTTGCTTGCTGAATAGTAGGGGCTATGTAAGCTATCTTGACACTCTTGGCGAACGATCTCATTAGTATTATCTCTACTGCTAACGTAGTTTTACCCCAACGCCTGCCACAATTAAGAACCTTGAATCTTGCTTTACTCTTGGCTACTGTCTTTTGATTCGGGTGCAATGCGTATGCCATAAGATTCTGCTAAATCTTTATCTAATAACAAAACTTTAGTTACTCCGGTAGTTTCTGTTTTACTGTCGGGCATACCTTCAGCCATTTTCCATACAAACTCTGAGTCTTGTCCCTTTAGAAAGTTTGCTTTTTCCTCATCAGTCATCCTTTCTAGTAATTCCATCGCGAATGTCTTTAATCTTTTTCCTCTAGGCGC